CAGGACATCGTATATACAAACCTATGGATAAATAAGATCGTATTCCCGATCTACTAACTCAAACTACATTACCCTACGCCTCGATTCGAGGCCATGCTGTATGCTATGCAAAGGGGTAGGGGGGCATGAAAGGTATGGGGGCATGATAGCGTAATACCCCATCATAACCATGCGCAAACAACGCCCCACCAAGGGGGGCAATATTGCAAAAAAAGTTATGCGGGGGGTGATAATAATATAGAAAGAACGCAGGGGAATCGGGCTACCCCCTCCTCCCCCCTAGTTAGTGTAAGTGCACTTGGTATACACATGTAAAGCAAGCATGGAAAGGGGTCGCACTTCTTGTTAGAAAGTGCAAGGTATGCATGGATAGTGGGATTGCGTGGTTTGACTTGGCAAGTTTGCATGATTGCGTGCGATTGCGTGGTCCAGCTCGATTGATTACAAGCTGGGTTTAAACAATCCAGTGTAAATATGTAGTTAGTGTAAATACATAAATCATGTAATTACTTTTTCTGTTACCGGGAGGAAATGCTTTTTCACATGCTTTTCACTGACGTAATGACGTAATGACGTAATGACGTCACATGCTATTCAAGCCACATGATTTCTTGCTACTTGTTTGCAAGGATCACATGGTGGTAAGTTTGCAAGATTGCATAAAAGTTTTTTTGCATGGTGCATTGCCCCGTGAACCGGGGGCATGCTGCATGCTGCATGTATACAAGCATGCAAGCATTTATTAGTTGTGTGACGATTAACTACAAAATAAGTTGACTTGGTTCAATTGATGTGTTTTGTTGTATTCATGCAAGCGAGATTGCTTGTTATTACTAACTCAAAAATTACTACTATGAAAATTACTACAAAATTACTAGATGATAAAGTTCATACATTAAATGTATTGCTTGGACGTCCATTGACTCCTTACAAAGAAGATAGACAAGGTAATCTCCTTAAAGGTGCTCATGGACAAGTTATACCATGCGCAAATCATTTCATGATAGATAACTCTTATGGTGGCGTACGTCTTGATGAAATGGCAAAAGGTGGTGGCGTTAATGTTATCCTTGAACGTTCCACTAAGCGCGAGCTATTCGATCAAATCAATGCAATGATCAAAGGATATCAAATTGGCATTGCATAAACTACAAACAACTAAATTTACCTACTATGCACTATCAAATCGCAATTATCATACTAGCACCTTACGCCATTATTGGCGCTTGGTTAGCAATACAAACAATTAAAGCAAAAAGGAGAAACTAGCATGAAAGATCCTAAGTTAAAAGACTTCACATATACATATTACCTCAAGGTTACCACAATTTCTGGAGGTTCTAGCATTCCAGCAGGCGTTAAACTTGTCTTACAAGATACTTGGTATCGCATAACGCATGACGGGTTGATTCTTACCTGTAACGGGGAAACTTATAATAAAGGATGGAAGGAGAAACTAGCATGAACCAAGACCTACAACATTTTATCACTGATCATTGCAAGCGCATTGCAAACTTACAAAACAGCCAAGATCCCAACAAGCATGCATTGATCGCATTACTTGCAAAGGAGATCGGACAAGCAAAGGAGAAACTAGCATGAAATTAGATAACTTTAAATGGACACGTCAAAATAATGGCGTGTTGGATTTTATAGACATTTACAACGAGGAAAGTGTTTTTGGGAAAGGTTATGTCAGCATGTGCATGATGCATGAGAACAAGCATGTTTTAGCAGCTAACTTGCGCGCTTGTTTTGGTTTCCTGACTTTGCACAAAAGTACAAAACTTGCGGAAAGAATACTTACAAAGGAGAAACTAGCATGAGCATATCAATGCAACAATGGCAGGCAAATCTTGCAAAAGAAGCGTTTGAACGTGGCGAACACATACCGCACGCTTGGCAAGTAATATTTGATGATGGCATGGATGGATGTATGCCAAAAGGTTTTTATGCAATGGGCATGAAAAAAAATGGTACTCCATGTGATTTTCCTATCATGCATGAATATGGTGCATTTGATAGCGAGAAAGAAGCATGGGAACATGTGGAAAGTGTAAAGGAGAAACTAGCATGAAACACGCAAAACAACTCTTTCCAATCGCCTTGCAAGAGCTACTAGAGATTGGCGAGAAAGGCATGAAACAAAGAGAGCAAAGGGAGCGTGCAAAGCAAGCCAGCAAGGCCTCGTTTACGAGGGCATGCAAGCATGGTGCAAGAGGGCAATCCTTTACAGAAAAAGAGAAAATACAACTAACATTTAACCTTAAATAATTATGAGCAAACCATCACAAAATATTGATCTATGGAAACAAGCAAACTCTACACTTGAGAACATTGAAGAGGAGTTAAGAGAAGCGCGCTTTCATGATGATACAGAATCAATTGAGTATTTCTTGAAAGAGAAACGAGATACTCACGCATTAATTACACAACTTGAAAAAGGAACAAACAAGGAAACATTATGAGCGATAAACAAGTAACACACACACCTGGGCCATGGCATTGCGGACGGGGTAATGGCGAGGGAGCAATATTTGCAAACAATGGGAAAAGACTAACAATCGAAAACGGGTTGCAGTCATTGCACCCTATTTGCCATGTGCAAAATACTTTTGGCAAGGAAGACCAAGCAAACGCACGCCTAATTGCAGCAGCGCCTGAGCTATTAGAGCAATGCAAACTCTTTGAGAAATTGCTTAGTACATTAATCATGGAAGGCCATAGTGGCGCGGATCTCGAAAGAGATAACTTGCAAGCAATCCTGGACAGAGTGGAAGGAGAAAGAGCGTGAGAATAGCAGCACATAAACAAGCACCTAAGCTTACAAGCTTCGAGGTATTCGCATACAAGCAAATCAAAAGCCAGCGTGCCTGTATGAAGGTTCTAGAGGTGGAAGCGAGAACTGCGCAGGATGCAGGAAAGACCGGGCAATCCTTTAGCAAGATGATGTCTTACGAATATTCACATGTAAGGGAGGTAAGGTAGTGAGCAAACAAGACAACAATGACTTACTACCTAAGCTCGCACTTGGCTTGGCGCTCTTCATAGCGATGAAGTTCGTGCCGAAAGTGCTTGCCTGGTGGGCTAAGAGAAACAAGAAAGGTTTGCTATGACAAATGCATTCCCATGGGACAACTCAGGCAAAGATAGTCTTGAACAGTTGCAAGCTCTTCTCAAGGAAACAGGCAGAGAAGTTACCTTGCAGGAATTGCAAGAGATGCAGCGTAAAGTGATACGAGAAACTGCTGGCTTACCAAATGATGAAGAAATTGAATACTCCTCAAATCGTCAAGAAGGGGTCTAGAAATCGTTTTCTTTTCCATACTCGTACTTTTCTGTATCAATCACGAAACGCACGATTAGATGCCTTCTTGGGCTTCGTATGGTATCGTATGTAACATCATGTAGTCTGATCTGAGTCTAAAATGGTTTCTTATCATGCAATCGTGTTTCAACTCGTGTTGAGAAACGCCCGGTTGGCTTGGTAAAGGTTAGTTTAGTTGCACGAACCTCTCCATTTCTATTCTTAGCAACATTGCAAATAATATCATCATTGGTTGGATCTACTTCTTTTTCTCGATGCATGAGAAGCACACAATCTGCATCTTGTTCTATACTTCCTGACTCACGTAGATCGGAGAGCATGGGATTGCGGTTAGCACTTTCTAAGGCACGATTTAATTGAGAAAGGGCAAGCACGGGAACTTCGTATTCCATTGCAATTGCTTTCAAGGAACGAGAAATGTGGCTAACCTCTTGCACTCGTGAGTCATGCCCAGGTGAAGAGAGTAGTTGCAAGTAATCGACAACGATTAAACCAAGCTCGCCTTCCAATCTCTGTTTAGCAATGAAAGCTTCAATTGATTGCATGGTGGCCTGGTTATCATCCTTGAATGTGATTGGCCAACCTTGCATTGCTTGCACTTGAGTCTCTAGTTTTTGCTTATGGCCTGCATTAAGAAACCCCTTGCCTGTTGGTTTGCGCACACCACTAGCATTGGAAAGTAATCTACCAGCACATTCAGATGATGACATTTCCAAGCTTGCATAGCTTGCCCTTAAACCACGCTTTGCAGTCTCATAGGTCATCTGTATTGCTAATGCACTCTTGCCTACTCCTGGGCGTGCTGCAAGGACGTACAAGCTACCTTTCTTGAAACCACCGCCAAGAATAGCATCTAACTTTTCCAAGCCCGTGGGGATTGCTTGCGTGCCACCTGCATCTACTTCGAGAAATTCTGCAAATGCTTCTTTACTTGCAGCACCACATGCAACCACACCCTTTCTTTGAGAAAGTGATTTAGCAATGGTGTTTACAAAGGTCTGACTTATTTCTTCTGCTGGTTTACTTGCTTTTAAATCATCATTGGCTTGCCATAAGGCACGCTCCACACTTCTCGTATTACGATGATCTATCAAATATTCAATGTATCTTTCTATGCCACCTCCTCCAAACTTCTCGCTCAAAAAGATTACTTCTTCTTTTAGCTCTGGATGTTCTATGATTACATCAATTTCATTGGCAGGTGATAAGCGTAAACACGTTTCAAAGATCGTGGAACGATCCATGCAGGAGAAGTCATCCTTGGTTAATGCTTCACCTGCTTGTGCGGTGGCTACTCCACTTTCATCATGCAACATGGCGGAGAGAACTGCTTGCTCTGCTAATTCAACATCAATCATCCGGGTGCTTGGTAGTTACATCAAAATTTAAGCCATGAGTTGAAACGCTTGTGCTTGCTCTGCGAAGATGTGGATAGCGTTCCTTAATCCATGTCTTGCACGCAGTGCGAAAACACGCATCCCAATCCAAGTATCTTTTACCTCCTGCTTTTGCCCAATCTGTAAACGCTTCAAGCGCACCATCGTAATCGATGCCTGCATCATCTGCTATGGATTTGTCAGGTGAAAAATCAGATGGTAATAATCGCTTTCCACGGGTCTTGCTTTTGACCTCAGGAATGTCAGGGGTACTATATATATTATTATTAAGGTATTTCGTAAGAAATACCCGCGTGTGCGCGAGGCGTTCGGGAATACTGCCCCAAATCAGGTCAGTAATAACTTGTCCTTTAGTTGTACCTGACTGCTCGCAGTAGGCATCTAACAATATATGTGTTTCGTTGTTTATTTTGACTCGTAAATCTTGCTTTTCTGTTGTCATTTTTATGCTCCTATTAATGCTGCTATCCATGCCAATATCATCCATGCCCAGGTGATAACTGCTGCTGTAAATATTGCTGTTATTATTATTTTATTCATGATTTTATTAAGTGTATTCATGTGTAACTTATTGTAGTTAATTTATCGTTTAATGATACTGCTGGCATAGTTTTTTATGCGTTGCACCGGTATCAAGTACGCTTTCTTTGGATGGGTATCTCCCTTGCCTGTGAATTGCCTCAAGGGTGGATTCTGCTCCACAATGAGATCCTTTAATTGCTTTGGAGTGATAAATATAAACTCATCCTTGGTATCAAATATCCACCAATCTGCGGTGGTTGCCATCAACCCGGATCGCTTGCCATACATCTCCACTTCCACCACGAGATTGCCCGAATAATGAGCCTTCCAATCCTGCTTTACCTCATAGCCTTGCTTCGTATTGGCTAAGAAGAAATCAAAGCCAGAGAACTTGCCTGGTATGGGTATGGGCTTATGCCCCTTGGATTGGAAGAACTCAATTAATTCGGCCTCACGCAGCTTTCCAACACTAAGACTCGTGTCGAACTCTGTCATGCCATGACTTCTCGTTTAGTAGTTTAATTAGATCTTCCAATTTGCATGTGAACATGCTCTCCGTGTTATTCTTTCTGTGAATTACGCATGGTGGTTTTTCACCTGCATCTCGTATGCTTTGGGTCATAGCACTATATAAGTTCAATGCCTGGACATGCTTGGCCTCAATATGAAATGGAAAGTCACTCACCACATCCGGGCTATCCGATCCACCAGAGAATTGTTGTCCTCTACGTGAATCTGGAAAGCCATTTTCGGATAAGTAACGTGCTAATTCTCTCTCGTATCTAGCTCCTTTGGATCGAGAATTAATTTTGCCCATTTATATTTCTTCCCACCAGGTTAATCTTGGCTGCCATCTCCCTGTCACATTCAAGCAAATCATGGATCTTACTACAGGTGTGAGATATATTGCTATGATTACGATCGAAGACCTTGCCCAGCTCTTCAACCTTATATCCTTGTTTACGAGAGTAGAAGATTGCACATTGGCGTGCCAAGGACACATCTTGTGTCCGCTTCCTACTTTCTATCTCTGCAACACTTACACCTAGAGTCTTGGCACATATCTTTTTGATATCATCAATAGAGATCATACATTCTCTGTGTGTATATATAGTGATGTCAGGGTCACTCTGATTATTCATATCCTCACCTGCCAATGTAGCCACTAATTGTTTTAGTGCTGCATGTAATACCACAACCGCGCCTTCAAAGTTCTGATTACTGATATGATCTTCAGCATATCCCAGCACTTTATCCATCTCGTTTATTTTCAATCTATTAGCCATTCGTCACTGCTCCTTCCTTCATTTTTCATCCACTTGTTGATTTCTCTTTTATCCCATGCAAATCCACGTCCACCACGGCAGGCCATGCCATCTACTATGTAACAGGTTAATCCTTCATCCGCATGGAATTGATCCAAGGATGTCTGTG